AGCAGTAGAGGGCTTGAGTGTGTCTATGGACATGTGCGTGGTCGAAGCAATAGAAAAACACCTCATGGCGAGGTGTTTTTCGTGTTACCTACTATTTATTTAAAGTGCATTGATTTATGGCATCGACTGATGCCGCGCGCGAAATTTGAGAGATATTCTGCAAGATAAATGGGGTTGTATTTAACTACACACAGTGTAAATGAATTACAAAATGACAGACAACAAAAAAACCACCATCGGTGGCTTTTTTTGTTTTTAGGAGTTTTTAACCTAATGTTTCGAGGATGTCCGCAAGTTGGCGATTGATGGTTTTTAAGTACTCGCTATCAACAGACCCTGTTGCCTCACGCTTGTTTAACCAGTCGGTTATGGCTGTCAGTTGTTCGCGCGCCCGTTGGGTTTGTTGTTGCGCTGCCGTTTGGATGGCTGTGCTCATGTTTTCTCCTTTGTTTTTGACAGGCCAGTGTCGCTCTTGTCCACGCGGAAGTCGAGCGGTATCTAACCAATCAACCCCCACAGTGACAACTATCTGACACTATCTAAACGGCCATTAAAGCCCGTTTAATCAGCCTTTAAACCCAAGTCAAAGTTAGCAATGAGTAACTCGGTAACATCGCTGACTTTGTTACGATTAACGCTGTACTGAGTCTTGACCTCTCGGATGTAAAAATCGGCAAATAACTCCCGAATCTGCGGCACGTCGTTGATTGACATAATGAACTTGCCCTTCATCGCCGCGCACAGGTCACGCAGCACCACAAAGTCATCCTTGCCAAATAAGCCCTTGCCATATACATCCTCACAATCCCAGTACGGCGGGTCAATGTAGAAGAATGTATTGGGCTTGTCCATCTGCGGTATCAACACCTCAAACGGTCGATTCTCAATCCACACCCGTTTGAGCCGATGGTGCGCCTCCTCGATGTCTTGGAATAACGTATCAAAATTGAGCCGCGATGCGCGCTCTGAACCACTGGTGAACGTTTGCCCGACAACTTTCGCGGCGTATGACGTGCGCAGTGTGTAAAAGAACCGCACCGCTCGTTGAATATCCGTAAGCACCTCTGCAGGCGTAGCCATAAACTCGCGAAACTGGTCACGGCTGACCAGCACGTGGTCAAACGCCCGTATAAACGCCTCGTGGTGATGACGAATGACCTTGTACATATTCACCAGTTCGCCGTTGATGTCGTTAATCACCTCAACTTTACTCGGTGGCTTGCGAAATAGCACCCACGCCGCACCTGCGAACACTTCAACGTAGCAATGGTGTGCAGGGATGAGCGGAATGATGGTTTGCGTCAGTTTTGATTTACCGCCGACCCACGAAATGGGTGAGCGTGGGCGGGATTGATTGAGTGCCATGTGATTCCTCCGATGGTTTGGCGGTGCTCTTGGCACTCAAGGTGCTCGTGGTGTTGGCACTCAATTGGTTGATGCACTTACAGCGTGTGCATTTGATTTCAAATTCGATGACTCGACCTTTGCCGAGTAATTTGTTGCATTTCGTACATCTAAAAACAGTTTGTGAAAGTTCCTTGTTCATTGTAAGCACCGTGTAGTATGGCAAATATACAATCACCGTGCCTACGCGTAGGTGGGACTGCCTTGCCGTTGGTGCTGGAGTTGTCAGCATTAACGGGGCGTGGTGGGTGTTCCTGCACCGACCACGTCGCCGTCTCTTTTTTACTTCGTTTTGTCACTCAGTGAAAACTACGACCGTATTCCTCTGCATCTGCCCATATTTCGGCAAGCAATTTTTTGGGCATAACCGCAAAAGTTTCAGCAGCACCTTTCGCCAGTTGTTCATCCATCCATTCTTGCAACTCTGCCGTCGTCCCTGAAAAGTCGGTTGCAAGAACATTAACTTCTTCTTCAAACTGTGCCACGATAACCCAATCTTCTTTATTGCTCATTTTCATCCCTTCCATAATTCATAATTCCCATTGCCGCCTATGCGGACAGCAAGGTACATAACGAGCCGCAACCACTTATAGACTTGGCTCGTGGTCATTGCCTCGTAGAACACTACGTCAGCAATAAATTTGGTGGCTATGCCCAAGCGGTACAGTTCATCATGCGCAATCGCCGCGTGGGCGTATCCCCAGTCCCAGCCATTCAACCCAAACAATCGCAACACCCAACGAGCAAAACGACTGTGGTATTGACCATCGGGTGGGAGTAGCCACTGCAAAAATCGTGGAATGCTCGCTAAATCTGTGATGGTGCCGTCGGTGACTTTGACCACGTAAGCACTGCCCTTGTGACCCACGTAGTATTCAAAACCTTTGTCAACACGCCACAAACGCTTGCCTATGCGAGTCAATTGCGGTGGGTTGGTGTAACTGCTCATGGTTAAATGGTGTATTCCACAATGATTTTTTCAACTTCATTAACCGTGGTTGCGGCGGTGAGTGCATCCTCGTAGCGTTGCCGTTGGCCAGCCACGGCACTTGTCAATGCCTTGTAAGCGACTGATTTTTCGTAGGCTTTTTGACGCAAAAGCTCGACGGGTATGCCTCGACGCGCGGCGATGGAGTCAAGATTTGGCGTAGGCGCAGTGTTGTCAGCATGCCAAGCCTCAGCCTCTGTACCTTGCAATTGCCACGTTGCCACCTCGAATGCGGGGGTATTTGCCGCTCCCGTTGCTACATCCACGAACGATTGTGCTCGATTGTTGATTTCTTCGAGTTTTGCAGTTTTAGCCGTTTTGTACGCTTGTTCAGCGAGTGTTTTATCAATATCGGTCTGTTTGGTCTTATTCAAGATGAATGTTTTGGTTTTGACGTTGTACTCATAAGCCAATGACGGCGCAACCTCAATGCCCTCGCCATCGTTGATAATGACAAACAGCAGTCCAGAATTACGCGCATCCGCAATCTGCTTATAGACGGACTCGGTGATGCTGACCAAATCGGTTGGTAGATTTGAATAAGCGTCCATCATGTCAATCGGATATATAGCCTGAGTCGATGGACTATATTTGTAACGGTAGTCAATCCAGCGACCTTTGTCCGCATAGTATTTGTGCGATGGGTTTGGTGAGACCCTGATGGTCTCAGCGTCCAAAACAACGAATGGTAAACCATTGTTGTGCGCATCACGAGCGGCTTCAAATACCGCCGTACTCACGTCAATGACGTCGTCTGAGAGTGCGAAAAGCTGATTGGTTGAAGGTGAGTATTTGTATGTTGTGTTCATTTCTTGTCCTTAAAATTAGTAGCCGATTGCTAAAAAATTAACCTGAAGCGGGCGCGATGGTGTAGAACCGCTTTTCTCAAACACTTGCGCTGAAATATTCGATGCCGTATAGCCGTAGACTGAAGTTTGAGAGCCAGCCCCAGTATCTTCAGGGGTCGCGATGGCAAATAAACATGCATTTGGGAAAACGATCGGAAAAGTTATTGAACTGACACTTTGTCCCGCGCCACCGTTATTCCCCTTAACCCACTGAACGATAAGTCCACCCTCCAACTTCTGATAGCCGCTTGCCACCTTACTCGACAAAAAGGACGCAACGGCCGCACGCGTTGTATCTGTTGGATGGGTATGATCACCTCGAGCAACTGTTGCCAGCGTACCCACTGCAGCCGTGCCATTCATTTTGATGTTTGATACAGTCGCCTCGTAAGGTCTATCAAGCGTTATTGCTGCGTGCACGAATGCTGTACTGGCTCCTTGAGTGGTGTTTGTTGCTGCGGTGGCCGTCGGTAGCGTTGGTGTACCAGTCAATGCAGGCGAGGCAATGGGTGCTGCCCCTAACGTTGCCAATGCAGTCGTAGCGTTGGCATCGTCCAACAATGTACGTGCAAATGCGGTCAATGGTGTAGTTGCAAATGTATCAACGCCCGTCGCATAAGGCAGTGTGTCTGCGGCTGTGGTCAAACCTGACAATGCGGTTAGGGTTGCGTCCGACGCTTGTTTGTCAGTTCCCAGTGCCGTGATTTGGTTTTTCAGATAAACCGTACGATTGGCCAGTTGTTTGATTGGCAAGTTATCAATACCGTCCGCACCGCCCATCACAGGATCGGTTGTTTCAAATTGATAAATGCCTACTTCCCAATTCGGGGATTCGGTTAAATTTGCCATCTTATGCAGTTCCTCTATTAAATGCGCCATTGCGTATGACACGACCGTTGTGGCGTATCGCTGCAGCCGTGTAATCCAGTGACTCTAAAATACAGCGTGCGGGTGCAAATGCACGCAGTGTTTTTCTCAGTAAATTGGCTTGTTCGTTGGTAATGGCGTTGTTCATCAGCACTCGGTAATGCGCCCAGTGTGTCGCGTAACCACGTGTGTACCATCCATTGCGGCGAATAAGCCCGCTGTGGTGCTGGCCGCTCAAACCTTCGACTAAAGTGACTTCACCAAAACCCAAGCGACGGATGATTTCTCGAATTGCCCACGGCGTGCCTTTGTATCGGTGCAACTCATACGCACCCTTAATCAGTTTGCGTCGCGCACTGTCTGATTCAGCAAGCCAGTAACCGTCCTCGCCCAAAATGCTGTTGGATTCGGCTAATAATGGCAAATGCTCATGAGCAATCAAGTTGACCAAGCGCGGCATGAGATATGCGGTATCAATCAAATCAAAGCGCAAGCCCAATTCCGCGAGTGCTTTCGCTCTTTGGTCTCGCTCAATGATGTCGGCATAAGTCAATTTAGCCATCGACCTGCTCCGAAGCGACGCTGATATTGATACTGGTGCAGCGCGCCCATTGTGTTTTATTGACAGTAATGAGCGATAAGTTGTTCAAAATGACGTTATACACACCAGTCACTTTAAGCACTGTTTGTATGTCCAACGGCACGACATCGCCGCCCAATTTTTGACGACGTGCCTGCAAAAAGTCATCCAGTGCCTTCGCGGCCTTGCTTTTGGCCTCACTTTCATTTGTCCCCGTCAAAAGTACCAGGACTGCATCAATTGTGTAATTGATTTCTTCAGGTGCGCGGGTGATGGGCTTATCACACAAAATGCGGAATCGTTCCTGAGCAAAGTATTGGTTAAGTGATGTCAGCAATTCACCACTTGGCATGCCTGTTTGTGTGAGCACCACGATCGCTACCGTGCCGCCGATGGGTTGAGCGTTGCTGTCCAACTCATAGGTCACCTCTACGTCACAAATAGTGGGCGAGTATTTGCGTGCAAAGTACTTATAAGCCCCAACAGTACCGCCGATGCTAAATGACTCAGGTGCAAGCAAAACGCGCTCGCGATATGGATCGTCTTCTTCATTTTCCACGCCGCCCGCAGGCACAGTAACGTTACTGACTTGTACCTCGAACAGAGGGTGAAGTGGCGTCACCAATGTATTGACTTGCCCGATTGACCAGCCGTTTCCTGCAGTGCCAGCAGTGGTGCACGAGGCGATTAAATCGACACTGTTTTGCTCAACTGTCAACATGCTGGATTCAGATGTCTCATACATCAATTCGCCAACGGCCGCACGCGCTCCCTTGGGAACAATGATTTGAGTTACCCCAGTCGATGCCGAGGTTAATGTGTTTAAACTCGGTACAGAAAAACGTAGTGTGGTCAGCGCGGGTTTGGCGGACAGCCGTGGCGTGCTGACATCATCACCGCATAAATCGAGCATGACACCCGTAGCAAAGCGGGGATGTTGCTGTCTATATGCTTCATTAAATTTTTGTCGCGCAAGGCTTTCACGATACGCGTATGTATTGATGAGCAATCGCTCAATGTGGGCAGGTTGCAGTGTCTTTTTTGTACGTGCCTCGTAGTCTGCAATGGTTTGCGCAAGCGCAGTATCAAGGCTGTCATCAACCACCTTGACATCCTCGCGTTTGAGCGTACTTAGGTCAACTACTGTACTCATACAGTCCTCACGGGTATGTCGGTTTTGCGAATATCCGCAACTGCGTCATCAGCGACATGCCAGTACACAGTCATGGTGATTTCGGGTGCGTTGCCGCCGAACTCAACCTTATCAATGATGGCGCGCTTTTCCCAAGTTTGAATCGCCAGCACAACCTCGCGCACTGCATTGGGTATAAAAATGTCTTCGGGTGCATCGATGTAGTCAAAATGGTTAGAGCCAAACTCTGGACGGGTGACATCCGTTCCTTTGCGCGTAGACAGAATATTGAAAATGCACTGCTCGATGTCGTCATAGCCCTGCAGCACACCATCGCTCACATCGAGTGGAGCGAGTTGCCAGTGGGTTGAGCGAGGTGTTATGGTTGCTGCGTTCATGCGCACATTATGTGCATGGGGGTGGGTGGGTTCTTTTAATGTAGATTAAAAACGTGGGCTCGCAATGGCGGCGTTAAGTTGGTTTACCCACGCCTTTAGTATGGTCGTGATCTGTCAGGCTGATGTTGCCCGCAACCACGTCGTCGGCGGTTTTTAGAGTACCATTGATGACTGCGGTCGCGCCGCCTGAGCCACCACTGCCTGTCATGCCGCCCATATAAGTGAGTGAGCCTTGTACCAATAGATTGCCTGTGGTTTCGGTTTCTGGGCTATCGATGGTAACCTTCGTGCCTGCCTTAACCAACACTTCGCCTGGTGTGTCAACGGTCACCTTGCCCGTGCTGCGGTCGTGCTGTATCACCGTGCCGTTGGCAAAGCGTTTCATCCAAATATTTTTATTCGATACGGGCGGCTTGTCCTGTGTATTGTACATCGCACCAATGACGCAGCCGCTCTCACCGCGCGCGTCGAGCAGACATTTGACCAATGTGCCCTCATCGGGTAGGTCATAGTCTTGGTCGGCGTAGGCATTCTGTACCAGTACGATGAGCCAGTCGGTTTCCATGTTTTCAAGCGCAGGAATGGCTGCGCGTACCGAATGCGTCGCCTCGTCTACTTGTGTGACGATGCCGTCATGGATGGTCGCGGTAAAGTCATGCGCTGGCATTATTTTTCCCCGTGTTTTGTGCAGTCGCTGCGCTTACTTCATCGTCGATGTATTCAACCATTTTCACATCGATGTCAAGCGCGTAACCTGAGCGTTTTTTTATATTATGATGCGATCGCTTTATTAAATATTTACCCGATAATTTGCCAAACCCTTTGAGTTGTACGATTTGACCAGAGACGAGTTTGGCGTTTCCGACCATTGTTATTGTGCCCGCCACTTGGCTTTGTTGCGCGTCGCTCAATGCCGCATCGGCGCGGGCGGCCATTTGCTCATCCGACTCGCCGCGATTGGCCACCACTTTGAGGGTATCCGTGGTCGTGGCGCGTTTGGATTTTGGGCGCAGTGGCTTGGCTTTTCGAGAGACGCGACGGGTGGTTTTTTTCTTCGCATCGTATCCCGTGACCACGGCTTCTTCAGGCACACCTTTAATGAGGTCGCGCAGGCGAGATGATTTAATGTCCGTTGGGTTGAGTATGGCCACGGGTTCTTGCTTTGCCAGTTCAGCGTTGGCATGAAATACCAGTGTTTTATCCACAATTTTAAACGTATGGCCATACTCACGCGCCAGTCGGGTGAGGAACTCAAGGTCAGATTCTTGGTACTGAGTGACGCGCTCAATTTTAATGTTGGTCACTGTACCAGTAATCGATAATCTCAGCCGCGCGGCAATGGTGCGTACGATTTTTTCCAGTGTTGTTTTCTCGTAGGCCTTCGGATGCATAGTGCGGCTGGAACGAGTAATACCTGTGGATAGTGCTTTTAAACTTATATTTGACTCTGGATGCTCGTGTTCAAGTTCGCTAATCTCAAAGTTGCCCCAATTGACTAAACCTGTGAATTGGTCACCCACGGATATCGTTAGACTATCGCCTTGTTCAGGATACCATGCGCGCAACCAACGGCCGTCCACGTCCTCAAACTCTACCTGTAGTTCGTCCGACTGACCGCCCAAATAATCGGTGTAAGTGATACCAAGCAGATAGGGTTTGATGTTCGAGGTGATATCCTTTTGCTCATACTTGATGACAAAGTCGGGCATGGTCACTGGGTGCGTGCCACTGCTGGTGTCACCCAATGCTGCAGCCACAGAGCCCAACACACTCAGCGCATCCACGGTGGCATATCCTCTTGGTTATTAGTAGGTTTGATGTCTAACACGGGGACAAACACTGTGAGGTTATCGACGAACTGTTCAGCAATCGGCAGGTGCGGATTGGCAGCAATCAGCCCGTCGATGAGCAGCGCATTACCATAGAATTTATGTGCGATGATGTCCCATCGATCGCCCAGTTGTGTGGTGTACTGCAGTACGGATTGTGTCATGGGGTTTGTCATTGTGCGCCCCCTGTAGTACCTGCCACACCATCACTGCTATCACTGCGGGTTGCCAGCCAACCTGTCAAACGTTGCGCGCCTTTGGCGGCGTTGGTCATGCTGTCGCTGACCTGCTCAATGAGGGTAGAGCCGTTGTCCAGCCATGCGCCAATTGAGCCACTGTTGATACCGCTTTGTAGGGTGTCCATCGCATTGCCCATCTGCTGCGTCGCCGCGCCTGTGTAGGTTAAAAAATCCGACACACCCGATAGGTCACCCATGACTTGACCAATGACGGGCAATTGATTGAGTTGCCCCGTGACCATACCGCCCAAGTCCAAAGCGTTGCCAATCAAATCAAAGGCGGCCATCGGGTTGTCTCTGATTTGGCGTGCTTGCGTCACTAAAGTTTGTACATCGTCAACGGTCTGCACAGCGGCGTTGTAAATCCGCACGCCTGTTTGTACCGCATCGACCACGCTATTGACCGTGCCGCGCACGGATTCGGGCAGTAGTGACAGCAATGGATTTTGTCCACCGCCGATGCCTGGTGTTGGCAGAGGGTTGTTTGGATCGCCAACAAACTCAGTCAGTTCCACGTCAATCTCGCGCGCGGCCGTGCGTCCCTGTGCGTCCTGTATCGTGGTGCGGCTGTTGAGCGATTCAATCACGAACCAACCGACAAACCGACCTGAGCCGTAGACCAATGCCTGCGCTTGTTGGCTGTTTTTTGCAGTTACCAGACCGTTGTATGCGGTGTCTGGGTTGCCAATGAGCCAGTGAAGTTTTAAGCCAAAACGAATGCCTGTCAAATCATTGCCCATGCCTTGTAGGCGTGGTCGACCCGCCAATACCTCGTGCTTGGCAAAAATCGCTTTGTGCGCTTCTTCGAATGAGGTAAAACTATTGATAAACTCAAAACGTACCGAACCCAGCATTGCAAACATCAGTAAGCCCTCCGCGCATTATTTGCCACCATACGTTCAAACATGGCTTCGAACTCGCGCTGTGATATGCGCAGCGCGTCTTTGATTTGTTCGACGTTACCATTCGGTGCGCTGATTTGTGGACTGTAGTGGATGACATAACTGCCCGCGCCCGTCGATGACTGCGCCTGCTGCGTGCGTGCCTGTGCCAACTCAGCGGCGTTGTTTTGCATACGAGCAGATAGGCTGGTACTTAATTCACCCGCGCGGTTTTTGAAACGTTGTTGCAAATTGTCTGCGAATGTGCCTATCATGGACAGCGGACGAGCCGAGCCTTTGGCAAGACCAATGTGCAAACCCTCGGTCAGATGACCGCCTAAACGTTTAAACACTCGTGAGGGTGATTTGACCTCGTTGGTCTTAGCGAACGATAGGCTAAAGAAACCTGAAACTTCGCTCCACCATGCTTTGACTTTTTCAAATGCGGATTTCAACCCACCCCAAAGCCCATCCATGATGTTCGCGCCCAGTTGTGTAAATGTTGCAGGCAAACCATTGAACCATGCGGTAACCTCATTAAACTTGTTTACCACGTCCAATTTGAGTTCTGACAATTTGGTCATGGTGGTTGTTTTAATCGCGTCCCAATTGCGCACCACCGCTGTGTAAATCAAGCCCAACACCGCCCCAATCGCTGCGCCCACTGGACCGAACATCATACCAATCGCCGCACCTGACATCGCACCTTGCGCGTAGGAGGCGACTTTTTGCCCTGTGGTTTGGTTTTTCGCGCCTGCGTTTTTGTCTGTTTTATAGATGTCATACAAGCCATACGCGCCTGCCGCCGCGCCCAAGCCTTTGCCAACGCCTTTGCCTAATTTTGTCCCTGCGAATTTTTTAATCGCGCCTGCCGCGCTGCCTGCGAAGCGGGATACGTGGGCAAAACCCCGAGCAAAAGTGCCTAAGACACCTCGGCTACGCACCAATGCTCTATCAAGCAACCCAACCCCAGCGCGGGTTGCTTGCCAAACGCCTTTACCCTGAATGAGCGCGCTGGTTAATTTGAGAATATTAAGCCTGCCGCCCAAAATTCCCAATTTCAATAACAACATTGCGGCACGCACAGCAAAAGAGCCCACCTTGAAACTCGCCAAGGCAACCACAACAGTTAGGATGCCTGCCGCAAGTTGAGGGTATTTAGTTACGCCATCCGATACAAGATTGGCGACCTTGGTAAAGCCCTTGAGTACTTTATTCCACGCAGGAGTAAGCGCGTCACCAATGACCACTTTAAACCGCGTCCACGCTGCGCCTGCTTTCTCTGAGATGGCGGCGGATTCCTCGGCGATTTTTTGTGCGTCTTTGTCAACTTTACCGTCGCCATTGAGCGATGCATCTTTGATTTTTTTATACTCTTCCCAGTTCTGTATCGCGGGGCGCAGGAAGTTTTGTGCTTGCTGGTCTGGAAATAGTTCAGCGAGTTTGAACTGGTCACCGCCTGTCATGTCTTTGATTTTGGACACGGCGGCTTCGATGGGATCAATACCTTCTTTTTTGGCTTGGAGAATGGTGTCGCGAATGCTAAACCCCATGCCTTTGGCGTTCTTTTCTGTAGTGCCCTGCGATAGCTTTTGCAAGAATTGTTGATAGTTGTTTGCTGCTTCATCCGCGCTACCAGCACCTTTTTTGGCTATTTGCAAAAAGGCTCCCGATGTTGCCGTACCCACGTCACCCTTTGACCCGAGTGATTTAACCGACGCTCCTAAAGTTGGTAACCATTTCGCCATATCCTTTAACTCGAAGTTTCCTTGTGCCGCCGAGGTGGCGAGTATGTCCCACGGGCGTTTCAATCCTTCAGCGGTATAACCCATACTGGTAATCAATGCGTTATTAGTAGCACCAACTTCCGTTGCATCCGCGTTGTATGCCTTAATCACGCTTGCCATAGAGCCCATGGATTTGAGAGAAGTCGTTGGATCAATGCCGCCAGCGACCATTTCGCCCAAACCACCTTTGAGTTTGTCTGCCGCTACGCCGTATTTAACGGACTGCTCAAGCAACTCATTACCCATTGATCGTGACTGCTCGCGCGTCATATCCGCAGTGTTGCCAATGCGCGTCATCTCAACGCGGTATTCAGATGATGTGGCTATCGCTGCACGCATGGGGTTGACCACCCCCATAACAACACCTGCCGCGCCTATGGCTTCACCTTTGAGATTGCCTCCTTGTTCTTTAAGTGCCGATTTACGCTCGGTTAGATTTTGTAGTTTGCTTTGTTTTTGCTTGAGTGTGTCTAAGGTCTTACCCAACGAAGCGTAATGTTCTTGTAATTGCTCGATGGATTTTTTGGACGAGCCGAGCCCCGAACTTATTTGTTGCGACAATCGTCCTTGTGCGCGTGTTACCAATGCAGACGTGTGTTCTAAGCGTGTCATTGAGCCGCCCAGCCCATTGATAGCGGCTGATGCTGCGCCAACAATGGCGGAGGCTTTAATGACAATTGCTAATTCTGCGGCCATAGTGTAGAATCAATTCATCTTAAATAATTTTTGGGCAAAGAAAGGGGCGGTGTGGGCATCATCGGAGCAATTGTGGCTGTGGCGTTCGCTATCTATGTGATTGGCTATATCGCAGGTATGGTGATGGAGATATTTTCGTAAACCTAACCACCTAAATCTTTGAATAACCCGCCTTCACTTGGCGGGTTATTTGTTCCTGCCAGTCGATGAACTCGGTCACCGTGAGTGCGTCTATCTGCGACGCATTCCAGCCAAACCACCACGCCATATCTGCCATAGACTGACGCAGGGTTTCAGGCTCAACGGCTGTGCCGTTAAGAACGAAACATCTCCTGCAATTGCTGATAATCCGAGAAATGCAACAGGTCTAAATCCTCAGGCACTAAACCCGTCAATCGCGCGAGGATGTGTAATTCGCGCAAAATATCGTTTGAAACATTCGCCGCCGAGCGCACGTCGCCAATGGTCAAAGCACGCACGGTGAGGTTTTCGAGCCGTGTGCCATCACCTAAGGTGACGGGGTGAATGAGGGTGATGTCGGTGGTCACGCCCAATTGGGCTTGGACGTTTTGTGCGGCGTTTTTAGTGGTGTCGCTCATGGTTTACTCCGTTGATTAATGAAAATTATCTTGATGAAAACTACCCCGTCATCGCTTCGCGATGCCACCCCTTCGATACGAAGGGGAATAAAAAAACTCACTCGATAGACACGAGTGAGTTTAGAGAGGATGAGCCTGTAACTCTTTTAATGCAGATTAAAAACTACAGTGGTTTATGCTCCGATGTTTTGACGCATTTTGGCAAAGATGTCCACGCCGTTGACTTTGTAAATATTGTTCCAAGGGTCAACGTGCAATGTCTCGCGTCCATTGACGACTTGGCGCAGTGAGTTGACTTTGTACTTGACGGGGCGTTTTTGTGCGTCCTTCATATTGAGTTCGCCCAATTCGTTCGAGTAGCTCATGATATTGAGGAATGTCACCATAGGGACTTCTTCAATCAAACCATTTGAGCCATAACGGCGAACGTTGGAACGCAGTTGTAATGCAATGCCATTGAATGGATTGAGCACGCGGGCTTCAGCTTCTGGGTAAACGCTGTTCCATGTGATTTCACCATCCATTTCTTTGAGTTTATCTGGCAGCGAGATGGTCATTGCCATGCCAAGGTTGTCAGACTCAGACGTGTTGAATTCGAGCGTGGGAAATTTGACTTCAGTTATCGTGCCTGCCTGTGAGTTGCCGTCTATATAAGCGTTGGCTTCGATGATTTTATTAATGACGATTGCCATTTTGTTTACTCCTTGGGGTTATTGGGAGATGCCGAATCAAGTTCGGCATGACCTGTGTGGGTTATTTACTGACCAAATTTGCCATGTATTTACGAGTCATTACGCTGTTGTTGCTCACGCGCTCGGCAGGTAATTTCGGCGTATATTCATAGACCAAAGGTACATTCCCTTTACTGAATGCATCTGCCAAGTCATACTCGCGGTCTAAATCCACGCTAAAGCCGACGATGGCACGACTACCGCCTAAATAAATGCGGATGTCCTCAATGAATGCGTCAAGCAGTGGCTCATCAATTGGGCGGTCGATGTATTTAAACTCGGCTTGGCGGATGGCTTCGTCAAGAAAATTGCCCGTGCGGTACGCCACAGCAAAGTTGCTGATGTGGCTATTGACTGGCCAACTGGCATTTCGGTCACCCCAGCAGCGAAAACCTGTACCAAAACTATTAAACACTGTGGTAATGCCCACTGCATTTAAACGGTTGGTTTCTGATTGCAAGTCGTCTGCACGACTGGTTAAAGCGAACTCAACGCCTGTGACACCACGGTATTCGTGATTCGAAATGCTGTGCCAAAAACCCTTGTTCACGTCCACCCACATCCGCAAGCCCGCGGCGTGTGTGGCGTGGTGCTCCAATACGTCGCCTTTTTTCAGATATGGGTAACAGTAGTTGGCTGCTTTTTCGGATGACTTAAAATTAATCGTACCAGCCGAACCGCGCCCTGTAATCGCTGCAGATAAGCCCGTGCCTTTGGGTGCACTGATGTAGGCTTCTGCATTGATGGCCAGCGCGAGGGTAATCATGGCGGCAGCACAGGTGTCGGTTGCATCATATTCAGGCACAATCACAACCTTGGCATCCGCGCCAAAGCGGGTGAAGCCTTCTTTGACCAATTCCATGCCCTTGCGAGCGTTGTTCGCCACGTCATACCCTCCGAGAATATCTGCCTCGGTGACCTTGGCAGGGTCAACGTAGGTGTAGGTGATGGTTGGTGCGGTGGGCTTGACCACAAATTGAATCGTGCCCGTCATGGTGTCGATGGTGTAGGCGGTGTCCTCAACCAGTGTGGTTGCGCCGTCTTTGACCACATAGTCAGCCAATACTGCGGGCTTGGCTGTTTTCGCAATCAATGTGGTGGCATCGACCGTCAATACTTCAGATGTGACACTGGTTTTATGCACTGCTGGGTCGCAGACGTTGACCACATAGCATTGCCCAGACTGGTAACGCGTCCAAATATCGGCTGCGTCGGGAATGGTGAAGCCTGCACCTGTGACCTGACCGAACTGGGCAAAGTATTTGGGCGTTTGGCAGACGATGAGTTGATTGACTGCGCCTGTCGGTGCGCTACCGACGAGCGCGGTAATCGCGCCGTCGACGTCATAGACTGGGCTACTACCGCCGTCGGTGCGTTTGGTTTCTGTACCGTGATGAAATGCCATTTTGTTTACTCCTTGGGTTTATGGTTGTTGCGGTTTTAAATCGGGTTCAAGTGGATCGGTGGACTGTCGTAAGCGCATGGCGGCGAATTTCGGCAAGTCTTTGTCCTGCGCCACTTGCACCTGCTCGCACTCGGTTTGTGCGCGTAAAAAGTGCTGCCACGTGCCGCCGTTTTCGGCTAAAAATCCATCATCGATGAGGTGCGCGGGTGAGCAGCCAAACGGCTCAAAACCTGTCAGTGCCAAACGCAGTGCGTCGAGTAGATTTTGCCCACCCGCCTCACCGTGTAAACTGCGGCTAAACACAGTGAAGTACAGGGTGAGTTGACGCTCTTGCACGACCATGCCGATGTCTTCCAGTTTTTTGTACTTGCCGCCTTGGTAGGCAATCAGTACCGCGCCTTTTGGGTGCATGAATCGGTACGCTGCTGGATTGTCGGGGAATAACTCCACTGAAATATCAGACAATGCCTGCTGCACATGCAGGCGCACACTGTCAAGGATGGTTGCGGTCGCGCTCATCAGTAGCCCTCTAAATTCATCTTGGGTTGGGCACGCACTTGATACGCGCCCGACTCAGACTGCAAACGTTCGGTGGCGTTTGCACCAGTACCGTCGCCCTCATTGGTGGCGCGGATGCCTAATTGCAATTTACCGTCACGGATGGACTCCAATAACTTGATGCTGTTTTTATAAGCATCCTCGAGCGACTTGGGAAAGTCTGCCGTGTTGATGCGACGGCGGTGCAACCAATGACGCGCAATGTCCGTGCACAAAGCATTGAGGATGGACGGTACAGACTCAAGTGGCAAGGTGTAACGCCCCATCAAGTAGCCGTCTGCCAACTCGCACGCGTACTGAATCGACTTGTCCACAATGCTCCAGTTCGGCTCGGTCTGAGCGGTCATGGGGTCATCGTTGGACAACTGCGCCAATTCAAGCAGGCTCATTGCATCAGTTAGGTCGGTGCGCGTCAGGTACATGCTTAGGCTTTCGGTTGCTTCGTGGTTGATTTGGTTGCAGGTTTAGCAGGTTCAGTCACCGTTTCAGTCTGAGGTTCTGACGCTGCAGGAGGTACTACGGGTTCTGCATCCGCTGGCGGTGCTGTCGAATTGGGTGCTTGGGGCACGTCATCCGCTTTCGGTTCGTCGTCTGTGACGGTGGCGGGTGGCTCGTCGCCCTCAACTTTGGTCACCTTGACGTATGCCGATGCGGTCTTGTACTGCGCTTCTGACAACTTGGCAGTTGCACCCGCTTCGATGCGAAAATCAGCATTATTTTTATCTTTGAGGATGAGCGCAACCAAGGTCACGACGTGATAGATTTTGTTTGATTTTGACATGATGATTTTTTAACCCTTCAGTAATACGCGGATGAGGTCGCCCACTTGAGTGGCAGCGTCAAGTGCTGTGCCTGCGGCTTCTTGCCCAGGCGCGGGAGTAATTGCCAAGCCTTGCGCGTCTGGGGTGACTTTACTGCCCACGGCAATTGCGCCGCCTGCTTCAACGATGGTGATGCCTTGCACCTCTACGGCGGCAACATCACCCGTATCGGCCGCGTATGGGCTTACGCCGAGGACTGGTTCGCCTTCGTTTGCCTGAACGTTGGCGAAGTTGACGAAGCGGTTTTCAGCCCACGCGCCTGCGGCGATGACGCTCATAACTAATACAATGTGTTTGGTTGGTCGTGCCATTTTTTACTCCTAAAATTTAATGGAATTCTGAGGACTCATAGAGGCTTCATGCTTTGCCCCTATGAGTTGCTACAGTGATTTATTTGGTTGTGACTTTGTCAAACAGGTAGCCACCTTCGCCGCCAACCACCGCCGCTTTGCGGATGTCGGTGTAGCGCACGAACTGCACCTTGCCACCCACGCCGTCATAACGATCTACCACTGGCATACCACGCTTACGGAATGTGTAGCCAAACGATGGCACGGTCTCATCGCCGCCGTTGTCGCCCGATTTAGGACGAATCAACAAAGATGCAAAGTCGCCCCAAATATCAACAAAGTCTTTTTTGTTCGGTGACGATACCGCCTCACCCGCAATGATTTCGTCCACCTCGAACAAGGCTTTTAAGTGCTCCATCGTGAGCATTTTTAGGCTGGCAATACCTAACAAAGCCATGAGTTGAGGGTGGTACTTCAGCGTGTTGAGCACGCTCGCCCCCATGACCATGATGTTGGGCTTTTGTCCCGTGCGCAGTCGCACCGATTCTTTCGCGTCGGATACGGCTTTTTGTGGGTTGGAGTTCGGGGAACTCCATTGGTTGTCACCTGTCAATGTGGTCGACAAGCCAGTGCCATAGACTGATTTGGTCTGCACCATTTTTGCAATCTGAATTTCTTGGCGCAACTGAATACCCGATGTGACACGGCGGGTGGCTTTGGCTTTTTCATCAAACATCGATTCGGCTTGCTCGCGGTAATCCACGCCTGCTGCTAAGTCGTGCTCTTCGAGTACGACTGGCAAGTTATTCGCGGTATCCAAGGTAATGATGTTTGACTCTGCGCCGACTGCACGCTCGGTATCATATTCAACAAAAGACGCTTTGCCGAACACGGGCACTTTGAAACCCTCTTTTTCTTGAAAAACCACTGGGAATAATTGCTCGCCAATAAATCCCGCTTGACGATAGCCAACCGACAGGTTGGTCAAGACTGGGTCAACTTGGCGTAACGCTCGTAAATGTGCACTCATTTGATTTCCTTTAAAAGTAGACAACTCTATGTGATGCGATTGCTTTGGGTTAATGTGAATTGATTAAGCGGTACGGCGTGCCGCATCTTCGTAACTGATGCCTTCAGATTTAGCCAGGGCAGTCGCTCGGTTGTGGTGCGCCAATGCGTCGGGGTCTGAGGCCTCGCCAAAATCTGCGGTACTGTGGCTGTGGGTCATACCCGCTTTATCTGCTGTGGCGTGCTCGCCAAAAATACTGGCGGCTTTCGTACCACTGAGCATCGAGCGCACTGCATCGGCAAGGGGTTTCTTGTCGTCCCCCTCACCGAAGTCTGCCGTGGTGTCGTTCGGATACTGGATAAAGTCCAATACTTGGGTCACGATGCCTTTGTGCGCGGGTGGCAATTTGCCGTCCTTGGCCAGACCTTCTGCAAAGTCTGCATTGGCTTTGTGGGCGGTGGCACGTTCGGCTTTTGCCTGAGCGGTTTTTAAATCGTTCAGTTCTTTTTCAGCCTTGTCGGCGCGAGCAATCGCGTCCAATTCTGCTTGGGTTTTTTCCATTGCTGGGTTCTCCTTTGGGTTGGGTGGGGTTGATGAGGGTGTTTCAATTTGTTGGGTTATAGTGATGGGCGGTTGATTGCCCGCGCTTACTGGTGGGGTGGTTTCTGAAAATGCAGGGTTCAAAATATCACCGTGCTTGGCACGCTCATTGGCAATGGTTTCATTCATAGACTCGATTTCCCAACTCGGTATCACGCGGTCGGCTTCGTCTTGGCCAAACTTGGCTATCATCCAGTCGCGTATGCGGCGGAACAAACTGGAGGCACGCTCCTCGACGTACTCAGAAAACTCGACACAGCCGTCACTGTCGGCGAAACTCACCGCGCCCATGCCTTTGACCGATGGCGGTACCGCGCCGAGCAGTCCTACGTGGCGTAAATACCATTTACCAGGCACGGGGTTTGCTGGGTGAGCGGGTGGGTAGAAACTGGCGGATACTTTTTTGTATCTTTTGGCGTTGACCAAACCCTTAACGCCGTCGTCAACTTCTTTGAAGTCGGCGTATAACTCACCAGCGTTGTCTGCTTTGAGTTTTTCTGCCCAGCCCCAAGCGGGGTCATCGGTTTTAGGATGTCCAATCACCAAGGGGGCTTCGTGTTTAGTCGGGTCGTAGCATTCAGCGCACTCGAGCACGTCGGCGGCGGTGATGTCATACGCTGTGCCATTCTCAGCAATGCGGCGGCCAGCCTTGAATATCTGAATTGAATTTGCGGCTGTGGTTGTAGCGTTGGTTGTTGCTTGTTGAGTAGACATCGTGTGCACCTGAGACCTGTGGGGTTATCAATGGTGCTATTGTCGGCACGGTGCGCTGTTAGTTCATTTAATGCGCGTTAAAAAGTCAATCAGCGGGTAATTTTATAAAACCGATTTAAACGGTCTGTGTGCGTTTTTTAGGGTGTATCTATGCGATGTTACTTTTAATTATTTTTATCGGCACGTAACCCCGTCAGGTCAATTCCTGACGCTATGTCTGAGATGGATTTATTCTGTGAACAGTTTGTTTTGGCGTTTTTCTAATTCGCGCTCTTGCATCATCTTGACGACGCGGTACACATGCTGCACGGTGAGGTTGTACTCTTTGGCCAGTTGCGCGTGGTTGCGTCCATTGAATTTATCCCATATTTCAAGGTCACGCGCGGACAGTTGGCCGCTGTGGTTTTTTGGGATGTAAATCAATTGCCCGCCCCAGTTGCTGGTGATGTACTCGGCGACCTGCACGCCGATGGCGTGAGCATTCACTGGGTCGATTTTCAGTTCTGTCAGGCGTGCTGCGACTTGGTCTTGTAGGTCTGTGACCAATTCGGGTATGCGATCGTCAGCCATTGTTGACTCCTTTGATTTTTTGCTGGTACAAAGCCAGCGCACTGTCATACTCAGACTTGGCGCAGGTCAACACATCAATGCGGGTGTGGATGCGGATATTCGATACGATGGTACGACGCGGGACTTTGTTCACGTCAATAGGTAGCCCCATCAGTTCTATAAACGGCTTTAGGCGCGTGCGCTCCTGCCATTTTTTCAAGGTCTCAATCACGTCGGATGCTTGGTCAAATGTTAAAAATTTGGGATGCTCTTTGCCGTCGGTGATTTTAGCAATGCGGGCAATATACGCGCACATGGCTCGCTCGCTACTGTCGCGCACTGCGCCAAACTCGTGCAGGTCAAGCCATTGCCAACGGATTTTTTTCACCTGATCACGGTCTTGGTTGACAGGGATGTCGGGACGTTGTTTGGTTTTAGTGGGACGTGCTGGCTTGCGGACTTTGAAGCCCGATGCTTTCATTCGATCAAGTAGAAGTTTGCGTTGTTTGTAATCCAAATCAGCCGATGAGTCGGTTGCTCCTTTACTGGCAGCGCGAATCGCGGCGCGGTAAGTATCCTCATCCCAGCCGAGTTGTTTTTTAGCAATGTGGATTTGCGACAGTTCGGCTTTGCGAATGTCTTGTAGGGTGCGGGGTTTGGTCATTTTCTCACTCCGTCAACAACCTTCGTGACACTGCCAATTTCGGGTGGTACAAAGCCTCCTTTGGGCGCAAACACGTTTGCAAAAACACCTGTTGGTTCTGTTGCTTCTGGTAACGTTTTCTTGTCGAGTGTTCGCCAAGGGTGTGGTTTTTTTGCGGTGGACTCGCACATAGGCACGGTTAGACTGGCAGCGGATTCTAAAGAGTCTCCCGCTGATTCTATTAAATATGCACCGATTTCTAATGCTGCCATCGCATGTTCAGGCGTGATTTTTCCTGCATTTAATGACCGCATAGTTTCTAACAACTCAGCCTGTGAGCCTTTGATAACCGATGCACCATCAAACATATGCAACATTTGTTTCATTTCGTACCTTTTAGGTCGCACGGCTTTTAGTTTAAGTTCCCATAACTTGCTTCGCACAGTTGCTACACCTCTACCTAAATGTTCTGCCAATTCAAAAGCCGTTGATTGATTGAAATTGTTTTTAAGATACTGAACATCTTGCTCAGTCCATTTTATCCGTGCCATACTGTCCATCCTTTCTGTGTGTAATCAACTCACTACAGCCCACGGAAACTTACGGTAAACATGGGCTGGGTCAGGTGACTAATTGACTGACTTTTTCAATTCAGCGGACGGCTTGAATTTAATTGCATTCTTCGCTTCGATTTGAATGGTCTCGCCAGTCTGAGGGTTGCGTCCTGCACGTGCAGCACGCGGCTCCACACGGAACGCACCAAAACCAGCAAATGTGGCATCTTCTTTGGCAGACAATGCGCCTGCGATACCCGTAAATACCGCATCAATGACGCGTTCGGCTGACGCTTTGGATACGTCTGCCGTTTCTGCTACGTGGTTGATTAAGTCTTTCTTGTTCATGTGTTGCTCCTTAGTTTGTTGTCCAATCGGACGGGTTGATAAACATGGTTTGCTGCGCTTGCTTTACTGCTCTGTTGTACTGGGTGTTGCGCTCGTCCCAGTATCGGGCTTTGGGTCGGGCTTGCCCTGTAAGTGTCGGCGACCTGTGCCTCTCTTGGTATGACTTGGGCTTAGACTTGCACGCCCTGGATGGCGCGGTGTGGTTTTGTTTCTCATCGTTACTCCTTATTTATGTCCAAATGGACGTGTTAAAAATCAATGTTTATTGTGTTTTTATCTCAACGTCTGGGACAACGGATTGAGGCTTGAAAATGATTCGATAGTGAAATGGATCAACCGTAGAACTTTCAATCTGTTCGGCGAAAAAAGTCACGTTGTCCGATAACCCTAAAAAATGTTTTTTGTACCTGCCAGCTCCTTGCTTGCAAGTCACAGTTAGTTTTCCAGCACTGTCGTTATTTCCAAGTGAACAAAGACCTTCAATCGTTAAGATATACTCACCAGTCACGCCGTTATAAAAAACAATCCTACGATTAACTTCAAAATTGTCAGCGGCTTGTGAAAGGTTGCTTGATGCAATATCCGCATCACTACAAGCAACGACAGTCAACCCAATAAATAACGCTAATAAATAATTTTTGATTTTCATTACACATATCCTTGCGTTGTATCCGAATAGTTAATAGATTAGTTAATGCACGAAAATCGTCCAATAACTTCGAAAATTTGCAGTAGTTGAATAATGAGCAAGATAATGCTTGGGATCATTAAGATACGGCAGGCAATGCATCGTTTGTCTTTTTTCTGTTTCATACCTCTCTCCTTTAGTTGTGTCCAAATGGACGGGTTAAAAATCAATGCTTGGTTATTGCCACAGTATTTGGTGCTGTTGCTGGCATTGGATGTCCAACACCGTGTTCGTCTCTTACCAGTACAATGCTGATAGGTTCGCAGTGTGCACCAGTCCAAGTCACGCATTGCCTACCGTCCTCCCAATAAAAGCGCATTTCATTATTTGCGGGCAAGGTAGAGAGGACGCACAAGATGGCATTTCGTGGCTCTGCGTCACTCATCACACACCATCCAACTCTTGCTCATGCGGTTCAATCACGAATTCTTCATCACCGCTGTTAATCGTGATGCCCGCAATTCCTGTGACCGCTTTTGGCTCGGCAAGGATGGCATCTTTGTTGACCTCTTCCTTGGTGCGGATGAAACGTTGCAAGCCATTGGCTTTGAGCATTTCAATGACTGCTTCGATTTTGCGCAGTCCAACGCTTGGCGGTTTAGCGCGCCACTTCACTGTTCCCGTGACGAAATCGGCAAATTTGACCTTGTTGTTGTTTGTAATCGTGGCGCGGTTGGCTTCGCACCACACATGCACGCCTGCTTGCAATGCTTCAATGCGCTTATTAATAGGGTCCGCTTCTAAAGCATACTGCTCTTGCAAAACCGCAATACCATCGTTCATGGTCGCTGCCAATCGTGTGCGTTGGCGTGTCAAGTCACCGATAACGCGAATGTGCTCGACGACTTCATCGCTCGACTGTGGGGCTTGCACAACGAGGGCTTTGGATTTAAGTTTCTTGGTTGCCATTTGGTTTTACTCCTTGGTTTCTTTGGTTAGGGTTTGAATATGGTCTTCTAAGTTGTTCAGTACGCTGATAATCGGTTCCAGTGCTGGCACGGTTTTATACGGCATGCCGAATATTGGCAATTTGCGTTCTACCTCCGCTTGTGGTGGTAGCAATTCTCTTGCTTGCCCGATGGCGTCATACAGATCAGTGTGTAACTGGCGCAGGATGACAGCGGTCATTTCTTTGCTCATGGTGTCCTCTCATTGGTTGGGGTCAAGTTGTTTAATTTGTTCGTCCATTTCACGCAACGCCGCGCGCAAAACAGACAGGTCGGGGCAAGAGGTGTACTGCTCGCCGATGGTTGGGCGATACTCTTTAATCATCGAGGCGGGCATGATGCGTTCCATTTCGTTGACCGCATTAGTCACGTATTGGTGCGCATGGCGCAGGCATTCGGCTTTGAGTTTGTTTGGTAGTGTGGGCGTTGCCATAGTTGTTCCTTACATTCGTTTAAATACGTTTTTCTGAGCGGCGGCGATACGCGCTTTGCATCGCTTGACGTGTTCGGTGTCAACCACAGGGTCAGGCTCAGGAAGCATGGGTTGTGGCGACAGTGGTGGCAATGCTTTGAGCACTTGCGCAGGACTTGGCCAAGTGTCAATCTCAGCGATCACTTTGCCAAACGCGGCGCGTAATCGGGGTGTGTCTCTGCCTCGCTCCCAGCACCGAGTATTCATAAATACTTCTAACCACACATCAGCAACCGCATTGATGGTGTCGTTGGCTGGCGAATTGCGCAGGCGCAGTATCAGCAGTCGCTGCAGTCCGCTTATGACACAATCTTCCAGCCATGCAGGTGTGTGCATGTGTGCTCTCATGATTGGCTCCTACGTTTGCGTTGCTCTAATTCCATCACCGCTTTTGCCGTGCCTGAACGTGGTGTGGTTGATGCAACTGAGTTGTGCTGATGCACCGCCAAATCATCTGTACCGCGCGCCTGTGCTTTGGCTTGCTCTGTGACAATGATTTCAAACAAGTAGCCGTGTGACTTCATGGGTAACTGCAACTTTCCATTTTCACGCGCCACCAGCATCTGCTCAATCGCCATGCACCACACGTCATGCGGTGCGTCATACACTTTGCCGTCGCGCTCAATGCGCTGCGTTTCGATGGCGGGCATGAGTTCGCCAAGCAGGGTTGCCACGCGTGACCATGACAATTTACGACTCACTGGGCGAAACAGCGCGAGGTAGCGCACGAGCAATTTCCCAAGTGGCGTAATCGACAGTGCAAGTTGCAGGCTTTGTGCCGCAGCGTCGTTATCGATGATGGCATCAAGGCTCATTTGCGCACCGCAGGATGGGCATCGGATTTCCATCATGTCACCCGTTTATGAAGATTTGGCAAAGCAACCAAATGCGAACCAATTGCCATTGCGACCACACTAAACAATGGCAGCTCGAAGCGGTCAAAGGCTTCATCCATAGCACAGCCTGTACTGAGGTAACTGCCAGCGTATTCATGCACTTTGCATTTGCTATCGACGACGCGAACGCGACATTGAATGAGGGTTGATTGTTGTGCCATGTCACACCCCGCTTTCTTTGTCAGCAACACCTGAACGAATTGCCAATCGGCAGATGCCTTCCCAGTTCATTACGTATTGCTTTTTGGTTTCATTACAGGTAATCACAGGCAGACGTGTAAACTCAGTTGACGACATCTGCAGGGTGATGCCATTGAGTTCGTCCTTTGCTTCACCCATTGCTGTATGCAACCCAACGATTCTATTGGGTGGTAGCACTTCACCCAACGAAATCAAGAAGCCTTTAATCTCACGATTTTTACGACGAGCGTTTGTCAACTCACGGATGAGTGCGTTAACCAACTCATCAGTGTTGCGTGTGTTGTCAACCACGCCACTAATAAACGCTTCCTCATCATCAAACTCTTGCCGCTTATCCTCAGGCAGTGATTGACGCAATTTTTCAAGTTTTCCTTTGATATGTGGATTCATCTCACACCCCCATTACCGTGTCACCCGTCACGCGCTCTTGCAGGAGCGAGGCGGCTTCGTTCATCGATGCGCTGACGAGGTTATTGACTGCCAGCGGGTAGAGCAAGCTGGTGGTATCAACGCCTGATTTAACGCGGTTGCGTACCGTTAATCGCTCAGCGATGGCTTCAATCGCGGAATCGTCCAATACGTCTTTCACGTCTTTGCCTACCCGTGCGAATTTGAATTTGAGGTACTGCGCCAGTCGCCCGTCATCCAAGGGTTGCAGGGTGATGAGCTCGCAGCGTTGCACCACTTCGCGCACGTGGGGGTTGTTCTCGGATAGTTTTTGCGCGAGTTCGGTTTGCCCAATCAGGATGATGCCGAGCAGGCGTTCAAAGCCATTTTTGAGTTCAAAAAATCGTTTGAGGTGTTTGAGCGTGGGCAGTGGCATACCGTGGGCTTCCTCAATGATGAGCACGTGTTTATTGCCCGCGCGTGCCGACTCTTGCAAGGCCTTATGCACTTGGCGAAAGCGGGCTTCGGGGCTGCGCTTTGGGTTTGTCCCTGGTGCGACGGCTTCGAGAATGGCTTCCGCGATGTGGCTGGCTTTGAGGGTTTTTCCCTTGATGTCGTTGTCCTCCATCGCCAACACATACGGTTCAATGATGACCACGGGGCGATTTTCACGCGCGACGCGGTCGATTAAATCCTCACGCAGCGTGGTTTTACCCGCGCCACTCTCGCCGACCACGGCGATAAAGCCGCCGTGCATGGCGGTTTGTAACATGCCTTCACGCACGTATTTGATGTCGCTCGATGCGAACACGTCATCGGCTGTGCGGATTTCGTCGGCAAAGGGTGTGCGGGGCAAGCCAAAGTGTTGCTTGGCCGCTTGTGTTAGGTTTGCATTTCGTAGTAACATGATGTCGTCCTTTTCTGTAGACGTTGGTGGGACGGGTGTCAATTCCTGTGGCTGTGAGAGGTTCTCAGGAATTTTGATACCCTTGCTGGTTAAAAAATTGATGATGCGCGTGCGTAATTCGCTCGCGTTTTTTTTCGGCCATTTCCCGTGATTGACCACTTGGCTCATCATGGGGCGCGAGCAGTTGACCGCAATTGCCATGTCGGCAAGGCTAATGCCGAGGGCTTCTATAACTGGTTTAAACGTGGGCTTTACGGTAGGTTTGAGCGTTTTCATTCGTGTGTCCCTGTTTTGAGTACTTTAAGATGCGCTGTACGGTAGATTGCGTCGTACACCGCGCCCACTTCATCGGCAGCAATCCCCTCAGGGTGATGGGCTTTTAGATACGCTGCTGCGACTGCCCAGTCTTTGCCGTCCGCGTCTGCGCGGGCTTTTATTTGCTGGGCGGTCTGGACAAAGTTCAGGCGTGGGCTGACCACTTCCATGCGGTTGTAGTCCGACGGTGTGCCTGATTTGGGCATGTAGATGCGGTTGTCGTTTTCAATGGTTTTTTCTTGGTGCGCGTAGGGGTCAATGCGCCCGCCGAAAGGTAGTGCGTTGGCTTTGCGTTTCGTTGCCACTTCCTCTGCTGTATTCGCGCCGTAGGTGAGTTTGTCCAAAGCCTTGAGGTTGGTTTGTGCTGGGGTGTCCGCGTGGGCGCGGTATTGCTCGCCTATCACCACCGCATCCTGTGCAAAACCGCCTTCGTTGAACTGGATAGGTTCAACGACGTGCCAGCATTCTTTACCCGCCGCGTCAATATAGGCGACCTGCGCTGCGTCCTCGCGCCATGGGTTTTTTGCCACCATGACCCATTGTTTGACCATGACGTTGGGTAAGTCTTTGACCGAGTACTCATGACCGCCGAATTTGATTTCAAGGAAGTCATTAACGCGGGCTGGTTTCGGCGCACTCAATGCCAAGTCACGGCAGTGCGCCGCTGGCGGTGCGATGATGAGTTGCTCGGTAGTGATGGTGTTCCAAACGCTGTAACGGGTCTTTTTGTGGCGGCTGTGGATTTCTGTGCTGTTGTAGTAGCGCATCCAGCCCTCGGCGAGGGTATTGAGCTGGTCGATGTCACGCACTTCAACAAAGCGCAAGCCTGATTCAAACGCGGTCTCGACGATGTCGTTGCCTTTCTCGACTTGTCCTTTTGCTCTTGGTGCTTTGGGTTTGTTAATCTGTACATGGATGCCTAATGCGGTGCATAGGGTCTTGAACGCTGCGCTGGTATTCGCACTGCCTGGGTCGAGCATGACCATCTGCGGTACGCCACGGATCGGGTCGCGCGTTGGGTCGCGGGTGAGTTCTGAAGCCGCGCCCATCATGTAAATGAGAAAATCGCTGATGTTTTTCGCATTTTCGCCGCCGTAGTAATATCGGGTAACGACAGTGCCGCTGTAATGGTCTGTGCCGACGTAGCGCCACACGCGGTCTGCCATGATGTTGACCAAGTTTTTTGGCTTGTTTTTGTAGAATTCGTCGTGCGCCATGACGTGTAGCCCAGTTTGTTTATCCGTGCGTGGCAAGTAGTAAAGCACGCACAATGACGGGTCGATTTGCCAGACGTGGTTCGGGTGTTTGGACTGCATGTGTACCGCTGGTGCTGGGGCAAGGGCTTGGTCAGGGTGCAGGTTGTACTCGCGCAGTGCCCGCGCCAGCGTGCTTTCAGACAGTGGCACACACACGCCGTCCGCGTCCACCGACTCGGCGCGTATCATGCCGTTCGCACGGAGCATGGTGGCGGCGCGGCCTATGGTCATGATGCGTTTGCCGTTTTTTCGTGCGCCTGAGAGTACGGTGGCACTGATGAGCTGGGCTTCATTGAGCGGCAGTGTGACGTTGCCTGCGTCTGCTCTGCGGCGGCGAGTGGGTTGCACGGTGACTTTCTTTAGGTATCGGTATAGTTTGTCCATGCTCCAGCCCAACTCCTGCGCTTGCGCGGACAGATAGGCGGTTTTGTCACCATGCCCGAGCGTCGCCGCTGTGGCGGCAATGCTCGATAGTCTTTCGGTCAATGCGGGGTTGTTCATGATTGGCTCTTGGGTTGGGTTGGATGGTGATTATGCTTGGTCAGACGGGTTGGCGGCTTCTGCCTGCTCTGCCTGCACGGCTTTCACCCATGCGGGGATTTCGTCCGTCGGGGCTTCGCGCGGTAGGGCAAAGGTCTCACGCAACGACTCGGCAGCGCGGATGATTTGATTGATGCTGCCGACCATGGCGGGGGTGTGATCCATGCCGTGCGCTTGACCGTGGGCGATGAGTTCATCACAGACTTGGCGCATTTGGTACACCTCGGACATGGCCGCCACTTCTTTTGCGCCTAATTTGAGGCGTAATTCTTCGGCAACATCGACGGGGTCAAGTGCTTTGGTCTTGCGCCGTGCGCGGATGAGTTGCTCGTTGAGCTCGTCAATTTTGGCGGTTTTGTCGCCTGATACTTTACGCGCGGCATCCACGTCCTCGCGGGCTTCTTTGAGGGCAGCGCGGAGTTCGTTGCGCGTCATGCGGTCGATGTCGTCCAGTGTTAAACCGTTGACAGTTTCGCCCTCTGCCAATGCCGCTAAATCGTCGTCGTCCTCGGACATGAGTTCAAAGAGTTTTGATTTACCAAGGGCAATCAGTTTGGGGGCGGATTTGAGTAATTCTGGGCTGCAGAATTTGACCGTGGCTTGTATCATTCGGCGTGCCGATACTGGCGCAATATTAAATTCTCGCTGTACGGTTTCTTGGAAGTAGCCGTGTGGCATGTGTTCTTTGAGCACCACAAGAATGCGCCCGAATTCAAAGAATGCGTCCTGTGCTTCTTGGAATTTCATGCGTCCGCGCTCGATGAAAACCTTCTCATCATAGACTTCGCCATTTGCCCATTGACTCATGACTTCCATGCTGTGGCGTTCTGCAATTTCATTGCGTTTTGGTTCTTCTGGTTCTAATAATTCAATATCTGACATGATGGTTCCTTTTTTTGCTTTCTTCAAAACGCTCGCTGGCGAGCGTTTTGTAATTAATTCTCATTTGCGATTATGGTTATAGATGACGGCTTCCTTTGTCCACGCGCATACCTAATTCATCCATGCGCTGGCGTATCATCATTTCATCGCGGTGGTAGCGTTCGGCGATTTGCAGCATTTGCACGCTGTAGCCAAAGCGTCCATTGTCCAAGCGTTGTACCAGTCCTTCAGCGATGAGGTCATCCAAGTCACGACTGACATAGACGGGTGATATGTTCAGTGCGTCTGCGATGTCTTTGTTGCTGATGCCCACAAGTGGGTGCGCTTTGAGGGCTTTGAGCACTTTGAGTATTCGGCTGCCCTTGATGCTGGCTTTGCTTGTCATTTGAAAATCCTTATTTATATGTACTGTTTATGTACTGATTTGATACAATGCAAACTAAGCGACTTCACTGTGCGCGGGCTTGATGCCTAATGCCACTGCGCAATCGTGGGCTTTGCCATATTTGGCTTTGCTGATGCCGTTTAGCACGCGATTGATGAGCCATTTGGGATAGCCAATTTCTACCGCCACTTGGTCATAAGTTTTACCCTGCGCGATGATGCGGGCTTTGGCTGCTTCGCGTGCTTGTGCGTATGGGTCGTTGTTTTTCATGTGGTTCACCTTTAATTCAATGGGGTATTCATGGATGGCGTGCAATATGTTTGTTCTCAATGCGGACACTTTATGCCCGTAGTTCACCACCGCACCAAGGGCAAGTGGACGGTGACGCGTGACCCATCACTGTGGCAGCGGTGTGATAAATGCGGCTGCTTCGGTGTGCCGGAGCAGTTGCTTCGTCCAGGTGAGCCGCTATCGCGTCATGCTTATTGGATGTTTGCCAGTTGCCCGAATGCGTATGAGTGCAGCCTGCACGACCAGTATCGGTCGGACTGTGAAGAGGGTCAGGTGATGCAAAAGTGCTTTGTGGCAGTTCATGCTGAACTTGATATAGCCAACCACCGTTTAGCGGAGTTAATTGAACTATTGCGCCCGCCTCGGCATGAGGGGTTGAATACAGACAGTCATTGATAGACACTGTTTTATCGGCAGATACGCATCGGAGTAGTGTGCGCGGTTTGGGATTTGCGTATCTTTCACAGCAGGCTTCTTTGATGATGTGATAGACCTGCGCCACAGGGATGCCGTATTTTGTTGCCAATTCCATGTGGTTGCACCCGTTGAATTCCGTGAGCATTTGGCTGGTCAGAGTAGTTGCTGGGTTCATTTTTTTATCCTTTCGGTGAAGTAATTAAAAAGGCTTTAAGTAGTTCATGGGTGTATTATGTTGCAGAATTCTGCAACTGTCAAGAGGTGATTGAATGTTTCTGCAATTTTTTGAAAGACTGTTCCATTTTCGTGAGTCGCTTGGTATAAGCCAAGATGAAATGGCTAAAAAAATCGAAATGTCGAAGAGGTCGTATTGTGCTTACGAACTGGGCGAAACAGCACCCAGCGCAAAATTACTCACCGCGCTCGCTGCCATGGGTGCTGATGTAGGTTATTTGCTCACTGGTATTTCAACAGTGCCGATGAAAGCTGAGGATTCTTTATCCAAGCGCGAGCAAGCCGTGCTTGACCACTACCGCAATACGGACGAAGTGGGACGCAGTGCAATCGAGCAGACAGCCTCTGCTTTGGCGCAATCTTCGCAAAAAGCGACAGGCAAAAAACGCGCGTAAATTTTTATTCCAATATCATGAGGGTGAACCGTGAACAAATTTTTTATAATTTTACTTGCAGTATTTTTAACTGCCTGTGGCGGTGAATCAACACCTACAGCGTCTAAGTCCGCAGTACCTAAGCCCGTAGGTGATGAGTTCGATGGGTTGAAGTTGGCATACATTCAATTGGAACAAGGTACGGTTTCATGTGATACAAAAATAATTGACCAGTGGTCATTTGTCGGCTGTCGTTTTATTTCACTGGATGGAAAGAGTGCGCCGCAGATTTGGTATTACGATAATCAAAAAGACAAGGTCAAACGATTTTACGCATTCACTGGCAATGCGCGTGGCAAATACTCTGCTCGTTTGAAAAGTAATGCCTTGTTGGGTGATTATGCGGATGCCTTTGGCTTACCTATCCCTAAAAATATGGATATGACTAAAATTTTGGAGGCTTTTCAATAACTCGAAAAGTAGTGCGAAAAAACGCGCGTAATTTTAGAAAGGATAGCTTATGAAAGCAGAACGCATCCCTCGGTTTATCGAACAGTGGCATAACCTCATGGAAGCCCGTGACACGCACCCCTACGCTCTTTGGCGAATGCTTGAGCCTGTGGCTCTGCATCCTGCTTGTGGTGAACTCAATAATAAAGCGTGGCGCGTGGATGGCGCAGAATTGTCGCGAGTGATTGACGAGCATTTGAACGCTGATATTGATACCTGTCGTTGCAAACTTTTGGGCGTTACTCAGTCGCGTCTTGGGCTTAACGGTATGGTGGTGATGGATTGATTGTTTTTTAGAAAGGGTTAAACCATGAATAATTTTGAATTATTGCGTGCCTTTGTGCTTCAAAAAACAGGCAAACACATAGATGAGGCTCAACCTATCATGCTGAATGGTAGGCAAGTACTGGAAGTTTTGTGGCCGATGAATGAGTTATTTTCCACTCGAATCCATCAAATAAACTCATTGGCGTATGATGCTCATTTTGAAGTAGAGGCAGATGAGGCTATCCGTAGCCTTGTCTTTGATGGCAAGGCTTGGGATAATGTATCTGCACAGGCATGGCGTGTGTTGTTGGAGCGGCATATTCAGTCTATGATGCTCGCATTGTCTAACGAAATGCACGGCAATGATCAGTTCGTACCTTTTCCTAATACCTTATCTGATGCTCAGATGCTAAGCGTTGTACAGATTTTCTTAATGTATCAAATGACTCTGCCTTTTCCATTGAGTGAACAATCAGAGCGCGAAGGTCTTTTAAAAACGATAGGTTCATCACTGACACGCCAATAGTTTGCACTTGCCACGTTTGTTTTTGTTGGTTCATTGTTTTCTCCTTTTTCGATGATGTCATATTCTAAGCCACGCCTATTCGCGTGACTTTTTAATCCACATTAAAAGTTAATTTTCCGCCCCCATCCGATAATCCCTGCCATATAGAGCAGGGATTTTTTATTGTTCCCTGTGAATTGGAGATTGCGGATCAAGTCCGCAATGACACGATTTTTTTGCAATGACACGATTTTTTTGCAATGACGTTGTTTTATTTCTCAGGGGGAAGCATGACAAAACAAGTGGATTTACCTTGGATTACAGAGGCGCGTAAGTTCGTGGGTTTGACCGAGATTCCAGGCAAGCAGCACAATCCAACCATCGTGAATTGGTTGAGTACGCTCCGTGCATGGTGGTCGGATGATGAGACGCCTTGGTGCGGTACGTTTGTCGCGCATTGCTGCCGTGAGGCTGGGCGTGATGTGCCTGCGAATTGGTTTCGTGCTTTGGCGTGGCAGGATTATGGCGTGCGTTTGGATAAGCCTGCTTATGGTTGTATCGCGGTGTTTACTCGCATGGGTGGCGGTCATGTGGGCTTTGTGGTTGGGCGTGATCGTCAGGGCAATATTATGGTGCTGGGCGGTAATCAGGGTAATCGTGTGAGTATTGCTCGCTTTGACCCTGCGCGTGTGTCGGCGTATGTGTGGCCGTCTAATGGTGGCGTGGGGATGTCGCCTGCGCGTGAGCGGTTTAATTTGCCGTATTTGGTGGCAGGCGGTGCGTTGTCAACGAATGAGGCTTGAGTGGTTCACAAGGAGATTGCGGGTCAAGCCCGCAATGACGGAGGTGATGGCGATGACTTTTGAGGGTTGGGACGGTTGATATGAAAAATCTTAAAAAGTGGTTGGCGGGTTTGGTGAGTAATCCTGTGACGGGTGATATTTCACATACGAAACTATGGGCAAACGTGGCCGCCTGTGTGATGACGGTGAAGTTTGCGCGGATGGATGTGCCACCGCTTGACCTTTGGTGGGCGTTTGGCACGATGGTGGGCGGTTATGCGCTGATTCGCCGTGGAATTGCGGCTGCACAGCAGTTCGCGCCGCCTGTACCTGAGCCAAGCAATGAGGGGGGTAAAAATGTGGATTAGTGTGTTGGTTTTTTTGAAGCGCAATTGGATTGCGATTTTGGGCATAGTGTTGGGTGGGTTGGTTGGCCAATGGGTTTATTCGAGCATTTATAACCAAGGGTTTGAGGCTGGTCAGTCCAAGCAGTTGGTTGAGCAAAACGCCATTGTTGCCGATTATCGGTCGAAAGCCTTGGCTTCAGAGCAGGTGTATAGCGCACTGCTGGCGCAGGCTTTAAATGATGCCAAAGAGCGCGAGGTGTTTAGCCAGTCGCAGTCCATCATGCTGGCGAAATCAAATCAAGCACGCGCTGCGCTGTCGGCGCAATTACGAAAGGATGTGGGGTATGCGGTTATTCAAGATAAACAATTTGGGCAAGATGTTGTTAATAACTGCGTTGGCGGTCTTGGGCTTAACAGCTTGCGGCTTTACAAAAACGCCCTCGGTTATTCAAACGCCGATTAAGTCGGTACAGCAGGCGGTTTTGCCTTCGGTATCGGGTGAGTTGCTGGTGATTTACCCACGCCCTGCGCCGCCTGCGGATGGCTCGCCTGAGGCGTTGCTCAATCATGCGGTGGAGTATGGCGGCTGGGCAGCTCAGTTGGACGCGCAGGTCAAGGGCTGGCAGGCGTGGTATGAGCATCATTACAAAAATTTAAATCTAACCAAGTAGGTAATAAATGAGTGAACAAACATTCGGACAAAAAGCGGTCGGGCTGTCATTTAACCCGTCAAACGACGACAAGGTGGGTCAAATTAAACTCAAATCCGCTGAATTAATTGACCATTTAAATAACGAGCGCGAGGTTACTGACAATCAAGAGGTGAAACGTATGTTGTCTATTGCGATCACTGATTTGCAATCGGCTCAAATGTGGGCGGTTAAAGCCGTGACTTGGAGTTAATTTTGGCAGATGTAGCAGATAAAGCGGCCAGTCGTGAGGCGGAGTTTTTAGCCGAGGCTTTGAGTAAACATCAGCGACAGGCTCAGGGTAAAAGCTTGAGCCATTGTGAGGACTGCGGCGATACGATTCCACTGGCGCGGCAAAGGGCTATTCGTGGTGTGCGTTTGTGTGTTGCGTGTCAAACCATCGTGGAGCAACTCAATAAAGGTAAAAGATAATGAACGAAAAAACGTATATCGGTATTGAGTTTTGGCAGTTGCTTGGGTTTCTGATTATGATTTTTGGCGGGTATTGGGCGTTCGCAAAGATGATATTGGCGCAATATCAATCACAGCAAAAGGAGCGTAACAACCGACAAGATAAAATCAATGAGAACACCGAAAAGTTCAACAAGGATTATCTTGAGTTTCAGGCGCGTTTGCCGCTGACTTATGTACTGCGCGAGGATTACATTCGTGGGCAAGCCGTGCTTGAAGCGAAGATGGACGCGGTGCATGGTACGTTGAGTGAATTGTATAAATTGGAGAGTGTCAGAAAATGAGCACCAAAATGACTGTCAGCATGGAAAAAGCGCGGCGCGAGGGGATGCGCTGGTACATTGTCAGCACGTTGAATAAAGCACGACCACACACGACCAGCGAGGTGTTTTTGCTCGATGTGATGCGTGGGATTTATCCCGATGTGACCGCATTGGAGTTGCGCCAGCAGTTGGATTATTTGAGTGACCGTGCCTTGGTCGCGCTGAATAAGCAACCGCATGGACATTGGTTCGCAGACCTCACGCGCAACGGCGTGGACATTTCCGAATATACGGTGGATTGTCAGGCGGGGATTGCTCGTCCTGAGAAGTATTGGAGCGACTGATGGCGGCGCGATCAAGTATCGAATTATTGCCCGAAGAGGTGCGTCATGCGTTGGAACGCAGGCTGGCTGAATCGGGCTTTGCTAATTACACGGAATTGACCGAATGGCTCAACGCACAGGGCTTTGAAATCAGCCGCTCGGCGGTGCATCGTTTTGGGCAAAAGGTCGAGCGACGTTTTGCATCCATCAAGGCTTCTACCGAAGCGGCGCGTCTGATTGCCGATGGTGCGGCCGATGAGGGCGACACCCGCTCGGAAGCGTTGATGGCGATGTTACAGACTGAATTGTTTGATGCGTTGGTGGAGATTGGTGAGATTGATGATGAAAATTTATCACCTGTTGACCGCTTTGGTTTGATGGCGGGTGCTGCCAAAAATATTGCCCTGCTCACCAGTGCCAGCGCGAAACTTAAAGAGTATCAAGCCAAAGTGAAATCACGGGTGGAATCGGCTGCGGTTGAGGTCTCTAAGGCGGCTAAAAAAGGCGGCTTGAGTGATGAAGTTGCCGAGGAAATCCGCAAGAAAATTTTAGGTATTGCCCAATAATGCCCAGCAAAAAAACAACCCATCCATCCGAAAATCTCAACACGGCGGTCAAGCAAATCAGCCAAGTGTATCCGACAGCATTGTCGCGCACGCCGATGGCTCTGCTGCCGTATCAGCAACGCTGGTGCGCGGATACGTCACAGGTCAAACTGTGTGAAAAGTCGCGGCGTATTGGGCTGACGTGGGGTGAAGCAGCGGACACTGCACTACTTGCCTCGCGCACGAATGGCATGGACGCGTGGTATGTCGGTTATAACAAGGACATGGCGATTGAGTTCATACGCGACTGTGCAAACTGGGCGAAATTCTACGGCTTGGCGGCGGGCGAGATTGAAGAAACGGTCGAGGTGTTCAAAGACGGCGACGAGGAAAAATCTATACTCGCCTTTGTGATTCGCTTCGCGTCGGGCTGGCGCATTACGGCTCTGTCCAGCCGTCCGTCGAATCTGCGCGGTAAACAAGGTCGTGTGATTCTCGACGAGGCGGCTTTCCACGATGATTTGGGTGAATTGCTTAAATCTGCATTGGCATTGCTGATGTGGGGCGGTGAGGTGCACATTATCTCAACGCATAACGGCGTTGATAACCCATTCAATGAGTTAATCAACGACGTACGCGCAGGTAAACGTCCGTATAGCCTGCATCGCATCACGTTTGAGGATGCGATTAATGACGGGCTGTATGAGCGGATTTGTCTGCGCCGTGGCATTGACTGGTCAGAGCAAGGTCAAGTCAAATGGATAAAGGATATTCGTGATTCATACGGTGAGGCTGCCAGTGAGGAATTGGACTGTATCCCGAAAAATGGCGGTGGCAAGTGGCTCAATCGGGCACTCATTGAAAGCCGTATGTCACCTTACACCCCTGTGGTTCGACTCACTAAAAACGATGAGTTTGGATTGATGCCTGAACCTACTCGCCGAAAAGAGATTGACGACTGGATTGCCGATACCTTACAGCCGCTATTGGCTGAGCTTGACCCACTTAAAACCAGTTTCTTGGGTGAGGACTTTGGGCGCAGCGGTGACTTGACCGTGCTCGTGCCTTTGATTCAACAGCAAGGATTGCAGCAACGCCCGCCGTTCGTGGTGGAGTTGGGCAATATTCCTTTCAAACAGCAAGAACAAATTTTAATTCACCTGCTCAAAGGTTTACCCAACCTGCGCGGTGCGGCACTCGATGCACGCGGCAATGGCCAGTCATTGGCTGAGGCGGCGCAGGATGCTATGGGCAGCGTGGTTGAGTGTGTGATGCTCAGCGAGGCGTGGTATCGCGCAAATACAGCGCAATTCAAAGCTGCTTTGGAGGACGGTGATTTAGACGGCATCCCCAAGGACGATGATATTTTGACCGACCTGCGCGCTTTGGAAATCGTCCGAGGCGTGCCGCGCATACCCGATGTGCGTACCAAGGGCGGGGATGGTAATAAGCGACACGGCGATAGCGCAATTGCGTTTTTATTGGCGCATTACGCCAGCCGTGAATTGAATGATGCGCCAGTGACGGTGGCAAGTCGTCAACCTCGCGGCGGTGATAATTTAACAGCGGGTTATTGAGGATATTGACATGGCAAAGTTTAGACGAAAAAGTGTGCGCGTGAATGGCGGTAAAGCCAAAGGTGTGTCGTTTGAACAGTCGAATTTAACTGCACATATTGCTGTGGCAAACAGCCGTGCATTCGGTGGGTTTGGCGGGATGAGTTTTAATGGCTGGTTACCCAATCCTGACCCTGTACTGAAAAAATTGGGACGTGACATTGAGGTGTATCGCGAATTGCTGGTCGACCCGATTGTTGGCGGTCACGTGCGCCGCCGCAAGGCCTCAGTGGCGGGTATGGAGTATCGTTTGCTCAATGATGATGTGCCCGCTAACGTGACCGAGTTGATTGAATCAATGTTGGCTGGATTGGATGTGTATCGGTTTATCAATGATGTTTTAGAAGCATCGATGTTTGGTTATCAGCCCATTGAGGTACTGTGGGCGCAGGATGGTGTGTGGTTGCCTGAGGCGTTGCTGGCAAAGCCGCAAGAGTGGTTTCAGTTTAATAATGAAGGTATGCTGTGTTTCATTGGACAGGGAGCGCAGACCGAGCCTGTGCCTGAGTATAAGTTTTTGTGTCCAACTCAAAGCGCGAGTTACACCAACCCATACGGTCAAGGCGATTTGTCTATGGTGTATTGGCCAACGGTATTCAAACGCGCGGGCTTGAAGTTTTGGGCGCGATTTACCGAGAAATATGGCACGCCTTGGATTATCGGTAAAGAGCCTCGCAGTAATACGCCTACGGATACCAACAAGTTATTGGACTCGTTAGAAGCATTGATGGGTGATGCAGTTGGCTCAATTCCAAATGATTCAAGTGTTGAGATATTGGAGGCATCAGGTAAGTCAAGTTCGGTGGAAGCGTTTGAGCAATTGATTCGCTATTGTCGCAGTGAAATTGCGATCGCTCTGCTCGGTCAGGACATGAGCACTGAACACTCAAGTACAAACGCCAGCGCGAATGCTGGTCTTGAGGTGACGAATGATATTCGTGATCAAGATTGCCGCATGGTTGAGGCATGTTTTAATCAGTTGATTGATTGGGTGTGTACGTTGAATTTTGGCGAGGATGTGATGCGGCCAAAATTTGAATTGTACGAAGAAGAACAAGTCGATAAGTTGCTGGCCGAACGCGACAAGATATTGACAGAGTGCGGTGTGCAGTTCACATCTGATTATTTTATGCGCACTTATAATTTCAAAGAAGGTGATTTAACTTTAGCACAACAATTATCCGTGCTAAAGCCACGCGGCGGCTTGCCCGATCATGTGGTTGACCAGATTCGCGCAGGAGAGGTGTCTTTTGGCGAGCCTGCAAAGTCGTTTGATTTGACAGACGAATTGGCAGATTTAATGCCTTCTGCAGCTGACTTGAACAAACAGACTGACTCTATGCTGCGCGCGGTGATTGAGCGTTTGCAGAATGTGTCGAGTGATGAAGAAGCCTTGGCAATATTGGCGCAGGCATACCCTGAAATGGACAGCGAATCACTACAGAATGAGTTGACCAAGATGTTGTTTATTGGGCAGGTATTGAGCCGTTTGGACACTGAGGACGAACTCAAATGAGTGTCGTCGATAAATTCGATGTGTCGGCTTTGTTTGGTCTTGAGCCTGAGCGTGTGATTGAGTACTTGGACAGTAAGGGACTGCATGTCGGTTGGAATTGGCAGGATACTTTAGACGAAGCACACGCACGCAGTTTCACGGTTGCGAAAATGGCCGAGTTGGATTTGCTCTCGGACACGCGCAAAGCCATCATGCAGGCCATTCAAAATGGTAAAGGGTATAAAGACTTCGAGCAGACCATTGCGCCAGTCATGCAAGCCAAAGGTTGGTGGGGTTATCAAGTTGCCGTTAATCCAGACGGCGACGCTCAATTGGTTAAGTTGGGGACACCGCGCCGTTTGGCGACAATCTACCACACCAATCGACGCACGGCGGTGATGGCAGCAAAGTATGAGCGCATGTGTGAGGCGATTGATACCCACCCGTTTTGGGCATACGAGCATAACGATTCAGCGCATCCACGTCTTCCACATGTACTGATGAATGGCACGGTTTATGCGGCAACTGACCCAATTTGGGCACGGATTTTCCCACCGAACGGTTTTCATTGTCATTGCAGCGTTCGTGCTTTGACAGCTGCTATGGCTAAACAAATGGGTATTTCTACGGGCGATTTGCTCAAACGCAATGTGGACATTGGGCTGAACCGCAGCACGGGCGAGATTTATCAAACCACACGATACGGCACAAAAATTCCTGAGCAAAAAGCGTCCAAGGGGTTGATTTATGGCAAATCGTTAGAGCAATCTAAAAATACCGCGTTATTCGCTGATGCTGGGTTTAATGGTTGTCCCTCGGCGGGTCATTTGATGGACCAGTTGTGGCTCGGAAAAGCAAAATCTGCGTTGGGTGATGACGCTGCACTCAATGCTATTGCCCGTGATATGGCCAGCGATGGCCGTGTGCGCGGGTTTATGGCTTGGGCACGTACAACAATGGGCATGAAATATCCGCAAAATCGAACCTATGGCGTGGGTGTTTTATCACCCAAGGCGATTTCACGGTTTGCAAAAGAGTTACCCTCTGAACAAATAGGTAGCCCAGTGGTTGCATTTCAAGACCATTTGGTTGCTGGGAAGAAAGTCAGACGGCATGAGTCGGCAGGCAATGCGATGGACTTAGTTGGATACGAACGAATCGTTCGTGATTTTGGTAAGCCTGACTATGAGTTGTGGGACGTTAAAAATCAACACGCCCTGTATGTGTTTGTCATGGGTGATGGCAAGGCATTGAAGTTGGCAATTAACATGACCGAGCAAGGCGCAGTGGTCGAGTCGTCATTTTATGTGCCGATGACGGCCATTGAAGGCGCAATAAAAGGTGGGGAATTTGTACCTATTCAATAGACGTAAAAAATCCTACTGAGTCGCTGGGTTCGAACCAGATAAAGCTTGTTGCATTTGCAACCGCCCTGACTTCCGAGTGTCAGATCTATCAGTAGGATGTTCATATACTATCAACACAAGGTTAAGCATGCAAGATAAAATTGAATTGAGGGTTGATTTATCAGACGCGAATCGGGGTTTAACGCAACTTTTACACAACGCTACAAATACCCAACCCATGATGCGCGGCCTTGCGACCGAATTAGAGACCATGACCGATGAGAACTTCGAGTCTGAATCATGGGGCGGTCAACAATGGGCTGACCTGAAGTATCCAGTCGCGGGACAGTCCAAAAAACTCTATCGCTCAGGCGAATTAAAAGACAGCATCACCAGCAAGGCAACCAACACCACCGCTATAATTGGTACGAATATGATTTATGCGGCTATTCAACATTTGGGTGGTAAAACATCGGCTCATAAAATCACGGCCAAAAATAAAAAAGCCCTCGCTTTTGGAGGGATTGTTCGTAAGTCCGTTAATCACCCAGGAAGTGATATTGAGGCTCGTGGGTATTTACCGATTAACGGTGACGGTGAACTTCAAAGCGGCGGTGAGGAAAGATTGCTTGATGTTGTATTAGTTGCTTTAGAAAAAGGCGTGCAATCATAAAAATTGCGCGTTTTTTGTGTTTCACTCAGTGTAATTAAATTACAATTGAGCCGTCCCAACTAATCCCGTTTAATCCAGTCTTATCCCATTTATCTTAATGACCTGTTGTCATTTATCTTAACTGGTTTCAATCGACACAAACGCAATGCGTCGATTTTGTTGACGACCCTCTGCCGTATCGTTGCTGGCAATCGGTTGAGATTCGCCATAGCCTTTGGCAGTCATACGCTCGCTTGCCACGCCTTTTTTAATCAGA